CTAGGACTATCTCCGGTATAGTTCTCAATAGCATCATCAACAAATGTTTGGTCCCAACCATCGGAGTGAACTTTACCCTTTAACTCTTCCGGTGTGAACCAATGTAAACAATAAATACTTCTAGCTGATTGAAGATCCATTACATTAGAATCAATCAGAATATCTCGCCCAAGCTCGTAGGTTTTTACATACGGCCGGTTACAAGTTACAACATTAACGGTATACTTTACATTAGCCTTACCGTCTAAGACTTGCATAATTTTTTCTTCAAGGTCATCATCAACTATACTCGGATCCTTGTTCCGCATAAGCTCGGCTATTACGGCGATATCCCCGCTCTCAACAAGCATAGCTAGGTCCGGATCCCTCATTAAGGTAACCATCGTTAAGGTCTTGTAGTTCTTTTGAATCTCTCGTTTCCAATAGACCCCAAGTATTCCTAGACCTTTCTCTAACACATGGTTGGCTAAAACTTCAGCCTCCCTTGTTAGTTCACCCATTTGACTAAACACTAACCACCTCAGAAATTGAGTGACCATTGATGCATTAGCCGTGTCCCCGGATTCTACAGGCGAGGCGATAAGGTTGGATTTTTTAAGGCTAGACTTTAACATTGCCACCGAAGAACTAATTAAATTATCGGTGTGGAAAACCTCGAGGTCACTCGCATTATCCCATGGCCATGCTTGGGGGCCGTGCTTTCGGCCATCATTCGATTTGTCCGGCCAAAGATTATATCTTACATTCCGGTTCTCCTCGGAACGAGTTAGCCACCAATCTAGTTCATTTCTGACCCGGTTGTAATCGTTCCGCAATTCGTCCACATCCGGTGTCTCCGAAAAGACCCGGGCTTTGTTGTCGTACTCGTTCATTTGTCTTCGGGTAAATATAACTTTAATTCCGGATTATTAGACCTAACCTTTTTCATGGCCGAGGCTTCCGCCTTCTTGATGACCATAATGTCACAACCCACAAAGTCAGCAATCTCTTCAAGCGTGTAACTTGGGGTAGCACCGCTTTCCACAGTCTGTAGGCCCGCCCGACAAACCATAAAATCCAATAGAGTGTCAATTCGGTTAGATCTTGCTTCAATCTTTTCATACCAATCTGTATAAGTCATCCTTAACCTCCATCACTTTAATTGTAGATCTAACCTTTGGCCGTAGCGTAGGTTGCTTTACCACCCGGATAAATCTGTCACCTATCCTTGCTAACACTAACCTCTCGTTAGGAACTAACTTAATCACTTGGGCCTCCTCTATGCCAACCGTCTTAGGCTCGTTTACTTTTAGATCTTTTAAGTTCCCCTCTTTAGACTCTTTTTTTACACGGTATACCGTGTTTCGACTTGTCTTTAATTTTCGAGCTATCTCGGTAGGGCTTTCACCCGACTCTAACATCTCTACAATTTTCACCCGCTTTCCATTATCCACCATACTAGTATCCCCCTGTTCCGGTTTGTATCATATCCTCCTTGGAATAATACTCGTGATTCATTATCGCTCCATACCTTAAACAATCTATAGGATCCTTGGCACCGTGCTTTAGATTCCCATCGCTCGGCCAATTCTCCATACATATGATTAAATTTCTACACCGGCTAGATACCATTAAGCGGGGCCGGTTAGTCAGATCCATCGGCTTACCTTGGTCCCATGCTAATAATGATTGTATAGATTGTACCCCGGTTTCTATATCTAACCCCTCTGCCGGATAACAAACGATACCCGCTTCATTAAGATCATCTATAATGTTAGATGTTCCCTCCGCTTTCTGATAAGTCGCATTACCTAAACGAGGGTCCACATACCGTATGCAATCACGGCCCTTCTCCATGGTTTTAATTACCCCTACATAATCAGAAATGCCAAATCCATTTGCTCTTGCACCGTCTCCCGGTCTACCCCGGTCACCTCTAGCCGGATCGTACCAAAGTCCTTCCTCCTCAAAACAGGGAAACTCGTCTACTACCCAATAGGTACCATGGGCATCTATACCAAGATGTAAAATAAACCATGGCTTCGCTCCCGCCGGATCCACTATCGTTAACCATATGGCCGGATTGTTTACCGGATCTTCAAGGATTGGTATGTCTTTAGGGGACCGGATGTTGTTCTCCCCAAATTTTGCAAAAACAGTTTGAGCACTCTTGGTTGGTACACCATAAGCCCTACATAAAATTGTGTCACGGTTCTCACCGGATAGTTGCTTCTTCATGTGGGCCCAACCTCCATAAGGGTTGTCCTTGGTATGAAAGTAAACAACTACTGAGGCGGACCGGGTTGGTTGCTGAACTAGTGGGACTTTCTCGTTGTCGAGAAGTTCCGCTTTTCCCCACTTAGTTGTAGTTGCTCCCGCTAGTAAACTCTTAACCGTTGGGCTCCACCCTGTAACGGCGGTAAAGCTCACTAGGCCCGAGGCTCCTCGAGTTATAGTACGAAAGCGTAATGTCTCTAACCATGAAAGAGGTATAAGTTCATCAGCCCAAAAACCTATATTATGTGTACCTTCAGCTAAACCGTTCTCCCATGTAGGTACTCCGATCTCTCCACCCTCTACCGTACTTAAATCTTGGCTCCAATTTCTAAAGATAACTTGACTACCATTAGGTAACGAAAACTTCCCGGCGGTAAATCCGTTACGAATTGAAAACACGACATATCCGGTTTTAGATCTACCGAGGTGCTTGTACTCTTTAGGTAAATACTTGTAGATAGCTTTCTGTTGTACTTGTATAGAGTTCTGCATATTTTCCGTAAGGCACCATATAACCGTGTTAGGATTCTTACATACACACTCTACAACCCGCTTAGAAAAAAGTTCTGTTTTCCCCGCACGATTTCCGCCCATAAGTAAAATCTCATTATGAGTTTTTATCTCCTCATCTACCATGGACCAATTAGGAGGCTCGTAACCGTGCCTATAAGGGTCCTCCTTTTCCCGGAGTATAGCTTCTTCTCTAGTTCGATGGAACTCTAATAACTTATTCTCACCCATAGAAAGCATCTCTTCCTTGGAAGGTACCGGTAACAGGGGGTGGTTAGTCCAAGATAACATCTGTACCAAGTGTACCAAAATTTTAAGCCCGGGACAATTGTCCAAATTTTTTATGAGAGCTAATCGATAGGGGTAAAAACCCATCCTCGCCCGCATGACCCCCCCCTCCCCCCCATTGGATAAGAGCGGTCAATTAATTAAAATAGTATGCACAATAAACCTAGAGGAGGACCTTGAGGGGAGTGTTAGTCCCTTGGTAACCCTACTATCTAAGCGGGGCTCGGCCTATTGTCACCCCGGAATGTCGCTGAAACACTCGGGCGGACACTTTAAGGGGGGCCATCCGGGAGCTTTGCCGGTACCTCGAGGCCGGACCGGATCCGGGCCGGGCTTGGTCGAGTTATCTTTACATTTTTTCTAGATTACACCGATTATGCCAACTGATAAAAAAAGAGTCTTGAATGTCCCGGATAATCTCCCGTCTAATCTAGATCCCGGGGAGCTTTGCCCATCAACATATACCGCTGAGCAGATCTTTAATAATACCCCGGATAAATATGCCCGGATTGCTCAATCACTTAGCCAAGGAAAACCGGCTTCGGCAATTGCTCGAGATGAAAAGGTGGCGGTGCCATCGGTGGCCGTGATCTTAAAAAGAGAAAAGGAATCAATTGAAGGGGCCCAAAGACTCACACAGGGCCTTAATACTATTGCTAGTCAAGCGGTTCTCTTGAAGATACTCGAGGCCGTGGAAGCAAACAAGATCCCACCCGGGGCACTTGGTATTACTTACGGTATTTTGAGAGATAAAGAGAAAGCGGACCTTGGCCAAGCTTCAACCGTCATCGAGGTAAAGAAAACCGCTTCCCTTGAAGATGTTAAAGGCCATCTCGAGGCCCTCCGGAAAGAACGAGATGCTGACATGATAGAGGTCCCGAACACCGCTTAAATACAGGGATCTTGCCTTTTTGCTGAAAAAATAGGCCGGTCTCGAATCGGCTGAATCCCTCACCAATACAGGCCGTCCGGCTGATTGGTTTCGCTTTAATTGGTTTTGCGAACCGGACCAAAAACTTTTTTGCACTTTTTTTTCAATTAGCTGAAACCCGCACCACTACAGGCCGTCCGGCGTTATTTGTCTAACATATTTGTTTAAACTGTTTGACATAACAACTACCCTATGTTCTTGTAAAGGAGTCAGCCCGACAAGGGTTGACCGGCCCGGGCCGATCCCCGGGAGGCCCTTCCGGGTCTCATTAATAGGAGATTAAAAATGACCATTAAACAATTAATTGAAAGAGTTAACAGAAAGCGGAGGGCCTCTAGGCTCGGGCTAGAAGTAATCACAATCAAAGGGGCCCTAGTGGGTAGAGATACCACCGGGCAGTTCATCAGCTTAAAAGGATAATATTATGACAGACAAAAAATTAGATACCAAGCTTTGGGAAAAAGTGGCCGTGTTAAAATTAAAAAGCCACAAGGTTTGTACGGTTGGAACTTCGCAAACCGATAAGACACCGTTAACCGCTAGGGAAAAGATTCAACTGATGGCAAAACACGCCAACGAGGGGGTTATTAGAGCCCATAGCGATCTAATGAGGGCCAACGCTTACTCTAGAGGTTTATTTAAAATAACTACATCCGATAGAACGGTGGAAGAACAGGCAGAAGATGCTACGGCCTTACGCAAAATAAAA